ATGTTCGTCTTGCAAGAATTTGTGCATGATGCGCTTGAGTTCTGTCTTGGTGTAGCGCTTATCCATTGGGTTTGACTCCAATGTGTTGTAAGTAATTGTTAATCTGACGGCCTACCACCTGAGATTCTGGTGCTGTCAAATCCTGTGCTTGCACCGTTTTGCGTGTCAGACGCATTTGCATCAGACGCGGTTGAACCTGCTCGGCATAGGCTGCACAGGCCAAGGCTGTTGCCATCACCCGATCATCTTTGTTTCTGCCATAAGCAGCAATGGACGATCCTTCTCTGACAATGGACTTCATCTCATCAATGAGATCTTGACCCTTTACAGCCATCATGCCGCGCTCAAAGTAGTCTTTGAAGTAAGACATCATCCGTTCTTTAGTGGCTGCCGTGGTCATCCAGCCAATCGAGTTTGACCAGCCACCCATCGTGTCATTACGACGCCAGAGATAGTGCTGCATATTGGCTAACACGGCAAACAAGCCCGTACCGTATTTCTCAGGCAAGGATGCTGCCTGACGCTTGAGATTGGACATCTCATTGAGCACAGCCTGCCCTGGCCCATTGACTTCCAAGTTTAAGGTGGAGTTACGGTACGCACCAGCAAAGTAACAAATGATCCAGGCAAACTGATAGGTGTTGAGTTCTGAACTGGCAAACTCAGCGACCTGGTCCAAACCATCGGCATAGCAACGATAGACTTGTAAGCAAAAGCGATCTGCCCAATCAGACGATCCATAAGCCGGATCAGCACCAATCACATAATAACCATTAGGTTGCGGTTCTTCCCAAACACACACCGTCGCTAATCGATCTGTTGAACGCATTAACTCCGTATCTTCAAAATACTGCCCCATACTAAATCGATAATATCCGGGTAAATGTTTCTTCGCTTCCTTCATTGCATCCGTACAACGACTGGTTGAGAAGTACGATGTACCGGTCATAATAAAAGCATAATCTTCAGTAGGAGGAAACTCCTGATACATTAATGCTTCGTCTTTAATCCCCTCATTAAGCTTCCAGCGCCACCAAGCAATCTGTCTGGTATTAATCGTAAAGTCATGTATTTTTTTAATATCTTTCACCCACTCTTTTTCTTCGGGTGACATTTTCCCATCCCAATATACTTTGTAGATAGGATCATTCGCTTCAATCGAATACATCTCATTGCGCCACCAGCCACAGAAGATCGCGTGTTGTGTTCTCGCACGTTTGGCTGTCATGTACATATCATGGAACATATTGAAGCCACGGGCTGTGCTTTCAAAGAGATAAAGCCGTGCCGGGTTCTTCTCAGCCAGCGAAGCCAGCAAAGAGGCTAGGCCCTCTTCATCACCCCAACTGGATGTCTCCGTACCATGAAGGTACGTGATCGCCTTACCGCGCCCTAAAGACCCCTTGCTGCGCAATCCTGCCACCTGGTAAAACATCCGTGATCGGTTCTTCAAGACCATCTGATTCCGGTTATGACTCATGAGCGGAATCTTGTACTCAGGCGGCAATCCATCCATGTACATCGCCAATGTCGTTCTGAACTGATCCCGGTTCTCTTCCGTATCGGTGGTCAACGTACCCTGAAAGCCAGGATGGATAAAGTGCCAGTAAAGATCAAGGGCAAGGGAGATGGTGGTGATACCGAGCTGCCTACCCTTCAGAATCACAAAGAAGTGTTTGTTGTCCTCCAATCCCTTGGCAATCTCTTGCATCACATAAGACTGCGTACCGAGTAAACGCGTACCCAGCTTTTGCATTCCCATCTCTTTGGTCTCTACCGTCAACTCACGGCAAAAGCGGTAAAACTTATTTAAGTCGAACTTCATCGAGATCTGTCCCCGGTTCGTATTCATACGCATCACAGCGCTGGCTGGCAAACAGATTCGTTCTGCTGCACAGTAATACCATCCGAGACTCATTCATCGGATGCTCCTCCCATCCAATGTGCTTGGAATAACGACAGGCATAACACTCACTCACGATTGTCCAAACCATAACGCCCCTCCAACCATTCAAACACCTTACGCTCCACAGGCGTCAAAGGACGCTTACCCCTCTCCTCCCGAAACCACTCCAGGCAATGGTAAGGATAGCTGTGATCCAACTCCGTCGAATGCTCAATCCAGTCGATGTACTCACGGAACTTCAATCAACCCTCCACACCCGTATACCACCCTCCACAACCCTTGCCATAAACCTCACATTCCTACGCTTCCCATACCGATAGTTCGCACTACAGATCGTCTGCATAGGCACATCCTTCACTAAGAAACTATCACCTATCTCCATCTGATCATACGGTAAGTTCATGCGCTTACGCTCTGGTGGCATCGGCACACTCTTCTCTATCTCCATATCCACTCCTATCCAAAACATCACAATAGCAGAAAGTGATTTTTCTTTGGGGGGAAGAGGGTTGGGGGGCACTCCCGCCCATGCCCCGAACCCCATGCGATCGCCACGCCGCCGGATGCCGAGCTGCAGCTGCATCGATGCCCGACCCCATGCCCATGTCAGTACGCATCCAGGCATGGCGGTGATGATGAGCGCACGCGGTGATGACGCGACCATGACCCCATGATGGGCGGAGGGGGGGCGGGGAGTCGCATACTTATCCCTATCCTGCAATCCATCATCTACCCCAAGGATCACCTATAGCATGAGAACACGCATACCCCTATATCTATACAGTATGTTTGCATTTGTAAGCTTATGTAAAAACACTACTAAAGTATGGTCGAGCACTATGCATATATCCTTATGATCATCTCACCTTAACACACACATGGAGTCGTCACATGGATATCGCGCAAACCATAACCGACAAGATCATCAGCGAGCTTGAAGCAGGCACTGCGCCTTGGGTGAAGCCTTGGCATGAAAGCGCTGAAGCGTATAACCCGATCTCAGGCACTGTATATCGCGGCATGAATCAGATCTGGCTCGGCATGTTCGGAACTGGTAGATCTAATGCCTGGCTTACGTTCAAGCAAGCTAGCGACGCAGGCCTAAGCGTTAAAAAAGGCAGCAAAGGCGTGCCGATCGTCTTTTGGAAGCCTTTGAGCGTGACTCGCAAAGACTCTAACGGCGATGAAGTGCAAGCTACCCTGCCACTGTTAAAGCATTACTTTGTCTTTAACGCTAATGACATCGAAGGCGCAACCTTCAGCAAACAAGGCGGTACGCTCGAAGGTTCTATCGATAGCAGAGTGCAAAGTGTCGTTGATCGCCTTCAGCTAGCGAATGGCGTTCAAACGGCCAGCTCAGCGTTCTATCAGTCCAGCAAGGACTTGATCGGTATGCCTGCTTTATCAAGCTTCAGATCGCTTGCGGATTACCACGCTACGCTGTTGCATGAAGCAGTGCACGCTACCGGCCACGTTTCACGCTTAGATCGCAAGCTTGCCAATAAGTTCGGATCAGAAGCCTATGCTTTTGAGGAACTAATCGCCGAGCTAGGCGCTGCAATGCTTTGCATGAAATGCGGTATCGACGGACAACTGCAACACGCCAGTTATATCGAATCTTGGCTTAAAGTCTTGAAGCAAGACAAAACTGCAATCATCAAAGCAGCGAGCAAAGCACAAGCGGCCTTGGATTATTTAACCGTGGCAGTGCAAGAGGAAGAACTGCTCGCAGCTTGAGATTTCATCCTAGAACCCTCTACGGAGGGTTACGGGATGCAATCTTGCATCAAACCTAATGGAGCATTCAATCATGACTAGATTTCAAATTCGTTATCGATCTGGCATTAAATCTGGCGATCTTTTTCAATCTTATGATGACATTGGACAAGCAAAAGATTGCTTGGATACATTCGACAAACCAGTAGGCAAGTTCTATGGTATTGATAAGCAAACAAATGATGTTTTCTTTTCGTTTGCCTATCAAACTCAATTCATAAAAGAACAAGCATGAAAACCATCATCGATTGGCTAATCGCTACCCTATTCGGCGTTGCGCTTGCCTGCGCTATCTTCTTTAACCTATAGGATCAACCATCATGGAACACGCTTTCACTTATCGCCTTTGCGAAAAGCTAGCTATGGCAAGCCCTGCCTGGTATCAAAACCCAAAACACAACAAACCATTTAATCAAATGACACGCGAACGCCTTGCATTTCGCTTATTTCAAAGTACATCAAACGCCGACCTTGGCGCGACGAAATACGCCCATGGCCGTGACATGGATCGAATGGCTTTATTCGAGCGCTTGCTTCGTTCAGACATGACACCCGCAGCAGCGCTGGAATATATCGATTCACTCTAACCCATACAATGCCCCTAGAAGCCCTTAAGCGGGCTTTGGGGGCGATTTTTACACCTCACTGGAGCCTACCTACATGGAACACAATCAAATGCCTTCATGGGCCTGTATTCTCAAGTCACAAATTGACCCCTCGGATTGGTGCATTCCAGTCGAAACCATTTGGCGACGACATGGATGGGTTCCCCCATCGAAAGAGTGTCCGGCCACAATCGAGAAGCAAACCGCCTTCCGCACCTGGAGCGTGACCTTACCCGCCGGTGAGTCCAATGGCTAAAAACATTCAGGAAGAACTCGTTGCCAACTTGCAGAGATGGGAAGAAGAGCTAGCCCGTCATGTGGCCTACCTGCCAGTCCTATGTGAGATGGCAGGGGTTACCGAGCATGAGCTGCATCAAGCCATTTCAATACATTTTTATGTGCGTCAGATGACGCGTCAACAATCAGGAGGTATTCAATGAAGTATTCACCATTACATCAGGCATACAAAGCCAT